GCCATAGGGTCAACGTTAAAATCTAAACCCAAGAACAAAGGAAGCATATGTAAATCCTGTACTTCCTTATCAATATTCTCATCTCCAAAACTAACAGCGACAAGACCAGTTAAATTCTCAAAACTAGCCTCAAACTCCTGTCTAAATGTTCTCGCATCTAATTGACCCCTAGCAGCCTCTACTTCCTCTTCTTTAACATTACCCCCTTCAATCGTAGTAAAACTCCATCTCTGCCAATCATCCCACTCCTCTTCACCGCAATAACACCACATATCATAAAACCAGCTTGCAGTACCATCAGGAGTGCTAATAAACAAAGCCCAACCCTGTTTATCAGCCAATGCAGGTCTGATTACCTCCGCCCATACTTCCCTATCCATAAAAGCTGCTTCATCCAATACAACCCCTGCCAAACTCCTACCCCTTAATGCCATAGCATTTTCAGTTCCTTTTAACTCAATAGTCGATCCATTTATCAATTCCAACCTTAAATCTGTCTCATTCTTACTCTTAATCCAAATATTCGGTGTTAACCTCTTTAACTCCTTCCACGCAATATCCTTTGCCATCCTATAAGTAGGAGCACAATAGAAATAAACTTCATTAGGTCGATTGATTGCACCTCTGAGCAATTCAATACAGGATAAATATGATTTCCCAAACCTTCCTCCCCTTGTGCATACCTTAAACTTATTTCTTCCTGTTTTTTTACCGCCATAACACTAAAAATAACAAAAGTCTGAATAAGTACCCCCTCTTTATAGCCTATTTCAGCTTTTTTGGGTTATAGTTTCAGTAATAACCCTTTACAAGATCAAGTCCGTGGCTTCTTCTACATTCCCAGATAACTTAAATAATAATTCAATAGCACAACCAGCAAGAAAAAGAGTCCGTTCTGCTTTGTCAGATGTCCTAAAACGTTCTCAACGTCTTTATGCTCGTCAACTTGAAGGAAAAACCACTCGTCAATTAGTTCTAGAACACGCAAATATTGAAGGTATTTCTGAAACTACCGCCTGGGATGATTGGAATAGAGTTAAAGTTTGGAATAATGAAGATTGGGAAAAAGATAGAGAGACTCTTCTACCACGTCTACAAGCCATGAGAGTGCGTCTATTCAATAAAGCAGTTAAAAAAGGTCAGCTACAGACAGCAGCACAGATCCTAGACTCTCTAGGCAAAGTAATAGGCGAATCCGTAGAAACAGTTAACATCCAAGCTCCAGAACTTTCAATAAGAGTAGAACCAAAAAATTAGCTGAAATATATTTAAGTTCCCCATGGCATTTTTTTGCCAAAAAAAGTCCGAAACAGTTCCCCATAGTCCGAAAAAGTCCGAAAAGAAAATAGTCCGAATAAGTACGAATAAAATATTAATAGTCCGAAAAGGTTAGAAATAAAAAATATATTAATAGTCCGATAAAGTTTGCAATAGTAAACTAATAATTGATATAATGAAATAGGTTTAGTATTAATTAATTTTGATTAACTTTTATTCTTCCAGATGTAACAACATCAAATAGAGCTAAAGGTAATTTAATTTAAGAGATTGCTAAACCAATAAAAAACAAAATTATCTCAAAACCTTCCAAAAATGAGAAAACTAAAAACCCAAAACAAAAATCGAGAATCCTTACAAATTAAGGTAACGATTAAACCAGAGATAGCAAAACTTTTAGATGCTGCTATTCAAATTAAAAATCCTGATTTATCAAGATCAGCATTTTTAAAATTATGTCTAACTAAGGAATTAAGACAGATTACTTTAGGAGATGTTTAAGATGCGAACTAAATTATTATTAATTGCTTTTCTCCTTTTAAGTTGGCAATCATATGCGATTATCTCAACTCTTTATGATCGTTTAGATGCTCGAACTACTCAACTTGAAAAATTACTAGAGGAACTTTAAAAAATGACTTTAAAAAAAGAAAAAACACTTTTAGCATTTATTAGAATTTCTGGTGGTTCTAGTTGGTATCAATCAGATAATGAAGCTCCAGAACTAATTGCTCTTAAGGCTGTTAAGGTAGCCAAAAGAGATTGGAAACATCTTTTTAAATTTACAAAAGATGGAGAATGGATTGTTCCAATTTATGACATTTCAAAATGTCGTTATGGATGGCAAGCTTTAAGTTTTCCAACTGGAATTTTTCCAATTTTAAAAAATGGAAAAATTGGGAAAAAACCTTGTAAATGGGTTAAATCAATTAAATTATATTATTAATTAATTAATCCTTTTAGGGTAGTTTTTGAACTACCTTAAAAAGATTAATTTTTATAATTAATCTACTTTCCAAACTATTTTTTTTTAAAAACTATGACTTTATCAAAAGTTACTCCAGATGCTCAAACATTCACTTTTGAAGCATCAACTAAATTTGAAATTAAACTTTCAGATTTAACAGATTTATTAATTACTGCGGGTCAAGGCTGTTATTATTGGGGTCGTGTTTTTGTTAACATTGATCCAAGAAAACCATTTAAAAAACAAGATTTAAAACTTGAAAAAGAGGGGGGAATTATTATTAATACAAATAATTTAAATTTAGATAGTAATATCTATGTTGAAGATTGTGGAGATGATACAGAAATAGAAATTATAGATAATAAAAAAGTTATTGATTTTTTAAATACATTTAAGAAAATTTTAGATAATCCGAATATAAAAGGAGAATTTAGAACCAATTTAACAGATGCATTAATTAATCAAGATTATGGAATGTTAGATGCAGAGGATATGGATTATATCTTACAAACTTGTATTTTTGGATCTTGCGTTTATGGATAAATAATTTATTTACGATAATATAAATATCAGGAAATAAAAATTCCTGATATTTTTTTTTGAAAAAAAATTTGAAAATTTTTGAAAAATTTTGAAAAAAAAATTTTAAGAAAAAAATTTAAAAATAAAAATTTAAAAATTAAATTAAAAATAAAAAAAATAAATTTAATTTAGATAGTAAGTAAGAAAAAAAATAATAATAAAAATAATGAATGAAAAAATGAATGCAATTATGAATGAATGAATGAATGAATGAAAAATAATGAATGAATGTTCTTTTTAATACTTGTTTTTATTAGCATGATGTTATAATGACAATGTACTCTTAATACTTTCCAAAATGTACAAACAAAAACAAGATGTAAAAGATTACATCATACAACAACTTAATGATGATGTTGGACTAGACCAACATATAAGCGACTTGCACCACTATTTATTGAATGAAGATTATTTTATTATTGGTTCTTATCGGGCTGAAAAATGGTTACAAAAAGATGATAGTTCAATTTTTGAAGCTATAGAAACAATAAAAGAATATGAACAGTCAAATTTTGGCCAAGTCTCAACAGATTTAAGCTCTAGTGAAAATGTAGCCAATATGTTGGCTTATATATTGGGAGAAGAAATTTTATATAATAATGATACTTATAATTTATTTACTAGATTCCATAATGAATATTTAGACGAAGATAAAAGAGATTTACTTATATCTAGCTTAAAAGGAGAATAAAAAAATGAATTTATCACAACAACAAAAAAATCTAATTATTGAACTAATAAAAGATAAGTTTTATATTAATAAAGAGAATATACAATATTGCGAAAATTATATTAATGATGGTTTTTTAATGGAAGAAACAAAAGAAGAAAGAGAAAGAAATATAGAAAGTAATAAACAGTTAATAACAGAAACAAGATTACAACAAAGAGAATTATTTAAATTATTAAATAAATTCACTTTAAATGAAGTAGAGGTTTAAAAACCTCTATTTTTTTATATATATATTTACATCTAAACTATTTAGATATATACTATTTACATAACATCATATTATTATGACACTTTCCAAAAACAAAAAACCCATGAATCTCATGGTTTATCAATCAATAATGGGAGAATACCTTATTGATCCTAGTGAATGTTTAGAAAATCTAAACATACAAAAAGCAATAAGCATGAATGATGAAGTCATGCTAAGAAAAATTCTTGAATGTGAGTATTAATTATGAATTACAAAGTTACCTACGCTATAGATTCACTTGATACAAACCCAGTTATCAAGACTTTTGAACATGAATATGAAGCTGAAGAGTGGCTACATAATGAAGTTCAAGAAAGAATGGACTATATAGTCCAGCATAGTCCATATACTATCTCTGAAGAAGAATATAGAGAGATAGAAGAAAATGAATATTCACTTGTAAGAATAGAGGAAATTTAATTATGAATTGGACTTCAAAAGAAAAATCTAAGTATTGGAATAAAGCCTATCAAGAATATTCTCTTGAGAGTGGTTTATCCATTAAACAAGTAAGTGATTTTATTAAAGTGAATCCTTTTGTTGCTTTAACTATTGAAAATAGAGCTATTAAATTTTTAAAGGAGAATCAATTATGAATAAATTAGAATCTACAATACCTTTTGATGGTTTTTATGAATCATTTATTAGTGCTGATATAGAACATCAAATAGGGCAACAAATAGAATGGGATTGTGATATATATGATTTAAATGAATCTGAAGAAGAAATTTTACATAATAATTATTTAAGTGTTAATAGATCATATTTTTATAATCAAATTGCTGAAGATTATACAAATTTTTATATTGATGCACTTAATGAAAGATTAAAAGGATTTGAACTAAAAGCTAAATTTAACCTTTTAACAAGTCCTAGAGAATATAATTTTGAAACAGATAGAATTTTTATAGATATAGAAAAAAATCATGCTATTGATTTTATTAAATATATAATTAAACACTATAAAAAAGAGTTAGAAAAGAAAATTAAAGATAGGTTTACAAGTAGATCAGGTTTTTGGTCACATTATAAAAATGGATTAGATTTATGGACTCAAGATTATTCAGAATGGGATCATAACCAAATAGGAACTTGTTTTGAATTATTTGATTTAGAAGAAGAAGATATTAATTATTCTCTTAGAGAATATTTAAGTGAAACAATAATGGATAACTTAGGAAATACGTTAGGTCAAGATGGTATTGATTTATTAGATAAAAAACAAAAAGAAAAAGATAAAAAAGAATTAATGGATAAACAACAACTTAAATTAAATTTTAATTAATTATGAAATACAAACAAAGATTTGAAGATATGCCGATTGATGAATCATGGACTATTGAAAAAGATAGAGAAAGATTTATTAATGAGATGGCTGAGATAGCTTTTGGAGAAAATGCTATTGAACGTGGATATGATATGCAAGAAGTGATAGATAAGATATATGAATTTTCCGATCATGCACTTAAATGGGAGGAGGGAGAAGAATGAAAATAATTAAATTATCTGATAAAAAATTTAAATTATTTAAAGAATATTGTGAAGAATGGATTGATACAAGAATTGATTTAATCGAACAAAGTAGCAACTGTGGAGATATTCATAGGCAAGAAGAATTAGTTGAACACATAATGTTTGATGTTTATGACTCTATAAAGGAGGTCGATTAATGTTATCTACAGATAATTGGGAAGAAAATAAAGATGAAGCTAAAGAATTAGCTCAAGAATTTATTTATGATGAAAAAAGAAAAAGTGAGTGTATTAAATATTTTATAGGTCATTTTAAAATTAGTCAGTCTACCGCATATAGATGGTATGACAAGATTTATAATGAGCTATCTATCCCTAGTATTGATAAAGCCAATAAATTAGCTGAATATAAAGCTCAAGTAGAGCATCAAATAGAAACATCAATGAAAGAAATAGAAAAATTACCAATAGGAGAAAAAATTAAATTATTTTCAGAAATTACAAAATTAAAAAAGGAGCTAAGAAAATTATGAAAAGAAAAGATAAATACAACTATCAATTTAGCTGGGAATCCATTAATGATGTTATCTATTATATGGAATGGAAATTAGATGAAATTAATGAAGCTGGTTGTGATCTTGAATATCCTAGTGCTGAAAAAACATTAAAAGATTTAATTAGTTTTAGAGATTATTTAAGATTAAATGACCCTGATGAAAAATTTATTTATAAACCTGATGATAAATTCTCATGAGAATCACTAATTAACTGGCAACTTAGGTGTAAGTCCAGTACTTTCCAAATTATAAAATTGTTATGTCAAAAAAACACAAATACTATCGTATTACTGCTAACTCAATGACAAGTTATGAGTATTACATTAAAGTGCCTGATTCAATTACACCTGATGATATATGGCAACAACGTGGTGGACTTGTATTAGATGGTGGTAATTTTACTGCTATGGATAATGGGTGGGGTGGATATGGAGACTGGGAATATGATGAGTGTTTAGAAGTAGATGAAGATGAAGCTAAAAAAGAAGGTTTTGATGAGTGGGAAGAGGAGGATTTTAAAAATGATTGATAACCCATTACCAGATCAAGTTATGGAAGAAAAAGATGCTCTTTATATTAACGAAAAATATGAAGAGCATTGTGCTAATAGAGCTAAAGAATTAGCTGAAATTAATAATTTATTACCAGATTATTATGAACCTTTTATAGAGTTTTACATTGAAGAATGTAGAGAATCAGATAGAGGTTATTTTTTCTCTGATGATAAATATATTATTGATCTCTGGTGGGATCATAATAAGGATCTATATGACACTAAAACACCATATGGAGATTATGAACCTACCGATGATGAAATGAAGAGTAGTTTTGGAACTAAATGGCATGATGGATTATGACTGAATTTGTACCAATAACAAGATACTCAAGATGTAAAAGATACTCAGGTGCAGTAATAAAATGCCCTGAGTGTAATTCAATTCAAACTATCTATCATCTTTCTTGGTCATTTTTATATTGTCAAAATTGTAAAAATATGATTGAAAAGTTTGATTGGTTAATAGAAAAAGGTAAGTATTCTAAATTTTAATTATGATTATTGAAGGTTTTAGTTCAAAAGAGTGGATAGATATATCAGATATTATTTCTGAATATTGCCCTGATGATCCATTACTAAATAAGTTAATAAAACAAATTGATGATAAAACTAATTTGTTTAAAGAATTTGAAGAATTTTTAATTCAACATGGATTTAATCCAGTATTTGTACCAGAGAGATCAGAAATAGAAAATCTTTCTGGTGGTTGTGGTTTATTAAAAAGATGTAGTTTTTATAAAACTGATAAAGGCAAAGGAGTTATCCAATTTAAAAAAGATTATCAAAAGTATGTTATGAATAGATATGTAATTAAAAGAAAAATAGAAATAAATTAATCTTTTCTAAGTTTTA